TGAACCAGCCGGAGATGATCAGCGCGGTCGCAACAGAGGCGGGCGTGGAATTTCTCAAATACCAAAAACTACTGGTGATAATACCACTAGAAACAGAACTTCGGATCTTCCGCCCTCAGAAGAACGCAGAGTGGATTCAGATCGTTCGCTTTCTGTTGATGCGGAATTACAAGACTGGATTTCTAATAATCAGGACTTGTTAGAGGGAATGAACCCGCTACTTGGCGGGAAAACCGCAGACGAGATTGCCTCTCTTGTTATTTCTTCTCATATAGCCAAAGCCAAACCAGAAGTAAATTCTGGTGGAGAAACAATATATTCGATGGATGCGACGGTTGAATCACAATTGGCCAACGAATCAACCGAAGAAGCGGTATTACCTGAGCTTCCACAAGAATTACTTGAGCCGTTGGCTGAGTCGATTGCTTTAGTGCGAGTTCAGGTGATGGCAATAGCGTCTAGAAGAATAGGCAAGGCCCTTAAGCTAAAGAGAGCTGAGCTTGACAAGCCAAATGCGCTCGGCCATCTTGATCCTGACGACCCCAATCTTTCATCTCAGGCGACACAAGATGATTTAGATTATCTTGGACTTGAGTGGTCTGAAATTCTAGAAAGCTCACCTCGTGATAATTTAGCAAGTGTAGTGTTGGAAACCATAGGTGGGTGGATGACATTCAATTTATCAGACAATGATTCTGGCAATAACGCCCCAGTTTTGGCATCGAGCATCTGTCAAGCCAGTGCAGACTACATTATTTCCACTATCGATATTGAGCATATGACTACAGAGCAAGCAATGAATGCCGCCAGGTCTGTTATTGAAATTTCAGTTCGAGATTACTTTTCAAATGTTGCTGAATATGAGAATCTTGCTTAGGTCAAGTTTCAACAAAAACATAGGCTTTCATAGTAGGATTGTATAGTATGCTTTATTTAGACCCCACATTAGGTAATGAACCTTCAGTTATCCTCATGCCTACTCCAAATTCGGCCGATATGCTGTTTGAGGCTGGAGACGATTCAGTCCCTCGCAAGTTTGCTGGCGCCCATTTAGTGGTACTAACAGATACCGCTGACATCGAATCTGATTCTGTTGGTTCTGTGCTTCGTAGGGTTGGATCTAGATTTGGCGCCATTGAGGGACAAATTACAGAAATATCTAATGTCGGCGTTGATGATCGGTTTGTTGCCAAGGCACTCATTGTAGAGTCTTCTACTTTAGAGCAAGTATATAACCAAACCGTAAATGCCTTCATGGATGAAGATGTGGCAATAAACGAAGCCTCTGAAATATCCTTACATATCCCCTTGTCAGTAAATTCTTCAGTTTCAGAAGAGTCTATCCAAAATATTGTTGGTCAGACAATCAAGTTTGATCATTTTGCCGTAGTCACACGAGATAACCAAGTGACATACGCCCTAGAGGGTTCAGATGATGATGTTGACAAGTACTACATAAGTTCACGACGCTCTGATTGTGACGGCTTTGCTGTAATCAGATCTAAAGATGATGGACTTGTCTGCTGTCACGCCAATAAAACTACTGCTGAAGAGGCTATGCGTAAGCTAGTTGAAAACGATGCCGAAGATCGCCCCAGTAGTCTAGTGAGACTCACAAACGGACATATTGAATCAAGTATAGACATCGAAGATGGATTGGATATCGGCGCCATGAATTTTACTTCTCAAGCACAGCCAGTAAATGCAGATAGCGCTGAAGCAACCCTAAATCATCACGAAGACTCAGAGTCAGATCTTAGCCAGATTGCTTTTAATTCACAAGTCCCATTTAACTTTGTAGCAGCAGATAGCTTGGGCAGCTTCCCCGTCCACGGTGAAGCCTCAGCTCGCCAGATGGCAAAGCTTGCTAATGCCAAGCCAGATATTGAAGGTCCAGCCATATTAACTGGTACGGAGTCTGGCGACAGAAGATTTATTCACCCGATGACTTTTCAGAACGACGGCATGTTGAATACTCGACAGCTGCCACTTCCTTACATGTTTGGTGATGTCCGTGCCCAGATGCATCTTGAAGCTCGTTTGGGTGGTTGGATAATTTCTGTTGATCCTGTCCCCACTGACGATATTGGTAATTATGCTTTGTTTACTAGAACGAAACTAGTCGAATCAGAATTTGGCCAACAAATATTTGACAGTTTTGATAGAGGCGAGTTCCGAGGCGTTTCGGCTGACCTTGATCGTGTAAGAATGGTCGAGCTTGAAGCTGGCTCTGTCGTAGACGGAGGCCCGCTCAATGTCCTTATAGCCGGTCGCTTCATGGGTATGACCGCTGTTACTTTTCCAGCCTTGGAAGAGGCGGGCATGTGGCTTACTGGAGATGCGAGAATACTTCAGGCTAAAGATGAAGAATCAGCTCTTGTAGCAAGCGGCGCAGATGCTGGGCCAGAACTACAAGTTTTCTCATTAATCGAAGACATTGAGCATTTGTTTAGGTTTAATAAATAAAGATTTAAATATTAGGAAAATAATATGACTATTACTTATGGAATTTCATTGCCAACAGCTGAACCTCAGGCCTTGGTGGCCTCAGGGAGTTCCAGCGAAAAAGACTCTTACAACTTTCCCGTAGCGCCTCCCGCCGCGTGGTTTGAGCCAATGAGCATAAACGAACCTCATGGAGTCAGGATTGACGAGGACGGCAGAGTTTATGGCTATCTATGTAGCTGGAGAGCTAATCACATTTCTCCTCAGTTCAATGGCCAAACCGCCCCACGCTCACCCAGCAACTATGCTTGGTTCCATGTTGGTGAAGTGATTACTGCTGAAGGCAATAAGGTATCAACCGGCGTCCTTACGGCTGATTCTTATCACCCCGACATTAGGCTGGACCCAGATGCTGTGATTTCTCATTATGACAACACTGGCTGTGGCGTAGCTGACGTTAGGGTGTTTGAGGATAACTACGGTATTCAGATCGCTGGTTCTTTGCGTCCAGATGTCACTCTTGCTCAAGCCCGCATGCTTAGGGCTTCAGATTTTTCGCCTGATTGGCGTCCAGTAAAAAGTAAAGGTCTGGCCCGTCGCTCACTGGAAATGGTGGCTGTTATGGCTTGCAACTTGAGCGGCTTTATTACAAATGCTTTAGTAGCTAGTGGTGGCGAACACGCTGATGGTGTTCTTCCAGAAGGCGCTGTTTCTCCTGGCGAAACAGTAATAGCCCGAGATGGTGAAGACGAGGTAATCTTCATGTGTGGCACCGCCTGGTCAGTAGATTCTCGTGGCGAAATGTCTGAAACGGATACTGGACTAGTAGTTCCAAAGCCAGTTCTTGATCATATTGAAGGACTTGAGTCCAGAATTGATTTCTTGGAGAACAGCCTTAAACGAGTAATGGCAAGAGAAATGCTGTCCGAAGTCGGCATCGAATAAATATTCTAGTTGTCTTTGTTTGACACAAGGGTATCAAACCTGATATAATTTACTCAAGTAGTTATTTTATATTTTTTTTAGGGGTTGCCCAAATGGCACGTAGAGTTAAAATTAGAGAGTCCGCAGAAACGACCAAAGGCGAAGACAGTGCCGTGGAGTTTGAATTCAAGGGTCAATTACTAACTTCGGTTAGTGCTATTCCTGTTTCAACGCTTCTCAACCTTGGCTCAATCATGCAGCTTGTCAAGGAAGCTGACAGTGATGAACCAGATGGCTCCGCTATGTTCGAGATGTTTCAAATCCAATACGATCTCGTACTAAGCATGCTCGAAAAGGATTCTCGCAAAGCATTCCAAGAGATGGTCGATGCGCCCGATTCATCGGTAGACATGAACGATTTGGCTAACATTAGCACCACTTTGATGGAAGAGATAATGGGAAACGATCAAGCGTCATCTACGGACTCGTCGGATACTACCTCGACAACCGACATTTCCTCAACGGCGCCATCTTCTCAGCCGGGTACGAATCTGTTGATGACTGCGACGGATCTGCTTTCCTAGACTTTGTCTACTATTCTGCTATAAAAGAAATCCACACTCGGGGAACTTGGTTCTCTGGTGAAGAAGTTATTGCCCAAATTTCTCAGTTTAACGGACTGTTATTTCAGGCCGACACAATACTTGGCAGCAAGGAAGAAGACGAAGCGTTGCCTGAAGAGTATAGAAAAACTCTTGCTGGTAAGCGCAAGCCTGATAACTGGTATTCTGGCGAAACAAAGCCGATGCCTTCTACTGGTTAATTTTTATTACTTTTTATGTTATTATGATTTAATCTATGACAAAAACTAGAATTAAACCTATTAGAATATTTAACAATAATGGCGATATAGTTGAAAAATCTTGCTCTAGTTGTGGCGTACTTAAACCAGCTTCGGAATTCCACAAGCACTCAACAACTAAAGATAGACTTCGCCCCAACTGCAAACAATGTAGGAAGAGTATAAGCAAATCCAATAACCTGAAACTCAAATTGATAGATCATGAAGTTCCCGCAAAAAAGAAATGCCCGAATTGTGGAATTGTTAAGAATTCCACTAATTTTCAAGTATGTAGTTATAATAAGACAGGTCTAGCCAGTCATTGCTTTAGTTGCTCTAAGAAATATCATAAAAAATACAACAAGGCAAAGAGCGAAGAGTTTCACGAGAAGGTTAACAAGCTAAAATTAAACCCGTGTGAGATTTGTGGAATCACATATTCTCCTGAGGCTATGGATTTTGATCACCTGGACCCTAGCCAAAAATCTCACTGCATCAGCGAAATGAAGACCATGCCATGGGCTAAGGTAGCTGAAGAAATTTCGATATGTAGGCTGCTGTGCGCTAACTGCCACATGCTGCATACCCGTAAACAGTGGGATGATTTCAAAGCAAACACACTACAGAAACATGAAAACAATATAGCCAATAGAGAAAAATCCAATCGCGACGATGGCGATTGTTTTAAATGCAATAAATGTTTTCAATATTTAAAGAAAACACAATTTAGCGTAAGAAAGACTGGAAGAGTTAACAGTACTTGTAAATCCTGTGATTATATTAGAAAATACAAAGAATTAAAAAAGAGACTACGAGATATAAATATTTTAAAATCCAATCCGTGTTCTGACTGTAAGGTAACATTTTCTCCTCAATGCATGGAGTACGACCATTTAGACCCAAATGAAAAGCATGGAGATATAGCTCATCTTATGGCTAGAAGAAATATGAGCGTTGTCTTAAAGGAAATCGAAAAATGCGATTTGGTTTGCCGCAATTGCCATAGGGTCAGAACCAAGTCTAGAATGCTCAGCGGTTTGTGAGCAAGCCAGTCTAGTCACAATATGATTTATTGAGTCGTATTTAGTGATATAATGTTATGCAGTAAAAATTAATACAGCGAATGCGAGTTTCGCTAGATGGGAGGTTAGGGTATGGCTGAAGTGGGAACCGCGTTCGTGAAGTTCATGCCCAATTGACTTTTCTGGATTTGCAGCAGCTACCAGAACTCAGATGAACTCGCTAGCAGCGAAAATCAATAATAGTGGTAATCAAGTAAATATTGGTTTTCTCCTGCCCGTGGCCGCGGGTTTCGGCCAAGTCATGAAGATCGCCGGTTCTTTCGAGGATCAAATTCAAGAACTTCAGGCTGTTTTGAGTGGTGGCGATCCAGCCTTCTTCGATCAGGCAGGCCAATCAATGGCGGCTTACGAAGGCGTAATTAGAGATATTGGCCGAACCAGTATATTCACAACTGATCAACTAAGCGCTTCAGCTGTTTTTATTGCAAGAACTGGCGTTAAAGAATCTGAAACAATGCGTTTGGTTATGCAAACATCAAACGATTTAGCTATCGCTACCGCTGAAGATATCGATAGTGTGGCGGATGCTCTGACAAATATTGGTAAAGTAACTGGCACAATTGACGCGTCTGGGCAAATTAAAAATGCTCAGGCCTTTACCGATCAAGCAGAAATTATAGCTCAGGTTACTTCAAGGGCTAACGTTGATTTTGCAGAATTCTGGCAGGGCTTTAAACGTGGTGGCCCAGTAGCCACAGCCGTAGGTAGAAGTTTCGAAGAAATTGCTGGAGCCATAGGCTTTTTGGGTGACAGGGGTATCAAAGGCTCGATAGCCTCTACGGCTATTCAAAACCTTTCTACTAGACTGGTTAACTTTACTCCGGCTGTTATTAAATCATTAGATCAATATGGTCTGGCCGTAGATGATGTATCTCTAGAAACCAATACCCTGGGCGAATCTTTTAGAGCATTTCAGGAGAAGGGCGTTAGCCTGGCCGACACCTTTAAAGTTCTTGGCCTCCGTGCCGCTCCTGGTTTTGCTAGCCTTCTCCAAAGTGGAGCAACAATCGATGAGTTCGTAGCGTCCATAGATGCTTTAGATCCTGCTGAATTTAGAGGATTTATGGGCAACATGGCCGAGACCATGCAAGATTCGTTCTTTAGCAAACTTAAACTCTTGAGGTCGGAACTCCAAGAGACCGCTTTGGTTTTGGGTAGAGACTTTGGAGGCCTTGATGCCGTAAGCTCTCCTGTTGAAAAAATAACAGAACTTGTTAGAAGATTCAATGAAATGATAGCGGCAAACCCAGAAGCCACTAAATCATTTATAAAAGCAATACTCGGACTTGCTGCCATAGGTCCTATAAACTTTATGTTTGTGCGTGCTGCCATGAGCATTATCATGTTTATGGAGAGTATTAAAAGATTTACTCTTAGGCTGCCTATATATGCGGGTCTCGCCTTTCTGATTAAATTATTTTCTGATATAATAACTGGGTCCAGTGAGGCATCTCAGGCCTTCAGAAGCACATTTGCGGAACTAATATCGGCCAGTAGTCAATTCGGCGGAGCGTTAAAAGAATTAGCCTCAGCTCTCTTTGATGCGTTCTCAGGAACGGGTAAGCTTCAAGACAAATTAGCAAATCTTATGACGGGCGGTCTGAGCAGGGTTGTTGGCTTTCTTAATAATGCTACTGATAAAATAAGTGGTTTCGCAACAGCGATAAGATTGGCTACTGGAACTTATAGAGATTTTGATGAGAGAGTTGGCCAGTTAACTAATTTTGCAGAAGCCTTAAACAAGGTGAGCGAACTAAATACCGAGATATCTTTAATCACAGGCACCATTTCGGCGTTCACATCCGGCGGGTCAATAAGTGAAATAGGCCAATCTTTATCTGATGCATTCCAAGGTACGCCGCTTGCTGGATTTGGCGAAAGCGTAATAAGTATATCAAATACTTTGCAAACTTTAACAGATTTTGTAAATAGCTTCATAGACAAAATAAATAGCATAAGTGAAAGAATTGGCGGCTTTGACGGTATCAAAACAGCTTTGGGCGGATTAGCCGGTTTCTTTCTAGAATTAATAAATTCATTTGTGGGAGGGCTGACTGACGGGTTTGCCGATTTGGGGATGCAGGGAGAATCTGTCTTTAAAATGTTCTCTGGTGGCGCCGGAATTGGCAACTTTGGCGAAACTCTAATCGTTGCCTTTGAGGCTTTGGGCAGGTTGCTGCCTGGAATTATTGGATTTATTGGCTTGATAGCACCAGCTGTAGCTACAGTAATGGCAGCCATATTAGACTTAATAGGCTCCTTCAATGGCTTGGTTTCTTCAATACAAGGTAATGAAGTGGCTCTCAAAATTGTGATGGGAGCGTTTAGAATACTTGGCGAAATTGTTGCGACTCCTTTCCGATTCCTGGCGAGAATCATGGATACGATTTCCGCTTTGTTCAGGGGCGAGTGGAAAGAAGCTGCGATTAACTTCTTCAGAGCTATTTGGGAAGGCATCCAGCTTGTGCCTATTGCTAAATTTCTTGGTAAATTCACTAGTGTATTAAAGAGAATCCCAATAATAGGAAAAGTATTTAAAGAAGTATTTGATGTAATAATTGGATTCTTTCAAAAGATTGGAGCCAAATGGCTCGGCATCGGTCAGGGACTTGAGCGAAGCACCAAATTCATAATGACACTGTTTGTTGTTCTGTTCGAGGGCTTGAAGATTGGTTTTGATGTTGTGATTTCAGCTATTGGGTCGGCCATTGGGTTTATGGTGGAGTTGGTAGGTGGGCTGCTCCAGGGACTTGGTGGAATAGCTTCTGCGGTTTGGGGCGGCATAGGCTCAGCCGCTAGAGCCGCCGCTGACGCCGCTGTCGCCGCCTTTAATTGGCTGGTCGATATGTTTAGCGCAATCTTTAGCGCTATTTGGACAGTTATTGAAACAATATTTATAAACCCATTCACCTGGGCTATTGAAAAAATAATAGAACTAGCCAAGTCAATAGGTAATCTCTTTGTTGCCGCCAAGGATCTTATAGTTGAAGCTTGGGGCGGTATAGCTACTTGGTTTACAGAGACAGTCATAGACCCAATCAAAGGCGCTTGGGAGGATCTAAAGTCAATCGTAACAGCGCCTCTCGACTTTGCGGGCGGCGTATTAGGCGGTGTGGGCGGCGCCATAGGCAGCGTCGGCGGTGCCATAGGTAGTGTGGGCGGTGCGATTGGCCTCAACGCATCTGGTGGCATCTTTGACAGAGCAACTTTGGGTATATACGGCGAAGCTGGTCGAGAAGCCATCTTGCCGCTGACCCGACCCGCACGTATGGCTAATCTTATGCGCAGCGCAGGAGTCGCTGGTATATTAGCTGGAAGTGGTATGATGGGTGCGGCTGGATTTGAAGAATCTGGCAATGGCAACACTTATAATATTTATGGTGTGGACGCCGATCAAGTAATGATGAGAATTCAAGCAGCAGAAGAAGCCTCTAGGCGCAGAAACGGTCGTGTAATTTAAATGTTGGCCGAATGGTACGAGATAGTTATAAATGGCAAAACCTATGAACTGTTTAATAATCAGCGAACGGTTGCCTACGCTCAAGCAATGGGTATCAAGCAGATTGAAAAGTTCAAATCCTGCCCAGGCGCGTCTCGGATACCCACAGACCCCGGTCCTTACATAACCGACACGCCAGTATATAAAGATATCTCAGCGCTGGCCGCTCAGAGGGCCGCTGTTGCTGACGGGCCAGATATAGATACAACCACCACCTTTACACTCGATTGCGATGATGACTCTGGCGAGCCAGCGGTCGTCCAGGTAAATAACACTGGATTAAGCGAGCCTCCAGAGCCACTTGATATTGTTAACGAATTACCATTTGATATTCAGCCAGGAGTTAGTAAATGTTATGCCGTACCCAAGGCTGGCAGCGGTTGTGATTTTGGTGATGAAGAATTGGAATTCTCTGTCGCCCCTTGGTGGGATGACTGTCATCCTGCCAGTTATCAACTAACTGGCCCCATACTATTTGATGTTGGGGGCTGGGGTTCTACATTCTCTAGGGTAATTACGCCAAATGCGCTTAGCGGGTCCTCTCATGGGCTTTCCAGAAGAGACGGCCGCTGTCTAACGTTTGACTTTTATTTGATAGGTTGCAGCGAGAGCGCTATAGAGTATGGGGTTTCTTATTACGACAACCTCTTCACTATTATGGCAAACTGCGGAAAGTTTGATCTTTACTCCGCAGCATTTTGCCCTCCAGGCGAAACAGATCCAAAAGACGCCGTAAGACACATTCGCAATGTTAGTGTAAGTCTTGGTCCTGAAGTCACAGAAACTATCAGGATGGGTGATAGCGGCAGGCAACACGGTGAAGGCCGCTATTACGCCCGCGTGCAATTCACCCTCTGCTCTGAAGACCCTTGGATTTACCAAGAGCCAGAAGTTTGTTTGGAAAATGTACTGAATAATCTTTCCTGCGATAAAGCTTTCAGTTGCCCGAAGCCACGTCCAGTCTATCAAGAGCGTGAATTTCTAGTAGAGCGTGATAGGTTTCCAATCATGCTTCAGCGCTGTGGTGGTGTCTGCAAAATTGGTGACTGGGATTGGGAGCAGACTCAGTTTGGCGGCGGCGATGGCGTTGTAGTCATTGCTGATTTCGAAGAAGAAGAAGGCCCGGAGTGTTCTCCATATCAAGTTATTCTTGCCTACGACGCAGAGACGGGAGAGACGGCGTTCTCTACAATTCGCTGGTCTTCTGACGGCGAAATACCGTGTGACTGCGATATTGTTGTCGAAGAACTAATTGTGCGCAACCCAGGATTTAATCCCTGTGATGGCGAATGCGAAGGTAATGAAAAATGGATGACAGAGTCTCCGTCTTCTGGCGATAACTGCGCACTTGTTAAACTAAATTTCTCTGGCCCTAACTGCGGCACTTGGACTCCCTTGAATTGGGCGCCAGCCGTTGGTGCATTGCCTCCTTGTGAGGCCGTAGATTGCTCTTGTCCAAAAGAAGAAGAGGAATGCCCACCGCCTAATGGCACACCGCCTCCAGGGCTATTTGATCGCACTTGTAGCGACTTTAGGGTAAACCCATTTCCCCCAATTGGAGCCACCTTAACAATTGATCGCACTTCGTGTGAGGGCGTTGAGTGTGAGTTTGTAAAAGATTGCAGAATAGAAATAGACACAATTAATAATCTTTGGGTTCCGATTAATTTCGAAAGAGATTGTTGGGCGCAATTTCCGGACCCTTTGTGCAATTATGTTTTGAACAAGGAGCAAAACACTGGCAAGGTATGTCGCAATCTTGAAGTTCTCGTGGACCTTCCGCCTTGCGCTGAAATTCCAGCCGGTAAAGAGGGCGTTCCAAGGCTGATCTTCCCGAGCTTCGCTGTGGGCGATTGTGAAGAGGCTTGTTGGGAAACTGTTGCGCTGCCTACTGATACAAGCACTGGCCCCAGTTCGTGTTTTACTGATCCAGAAATGGTCTCTTTGGACTGCTGCGAATATGAAAACAATTCAACTACATTCTCTGCGGTGCAGCAACTAACACTAAATACTGGATCTTCAGATATGAGGAATTTCAGAGTTAGGGCTTGGGAAAAACTTAGTGAGGCTCAGATATCACCATGTGATGCTGGAGTTCTTGAAAATCCAAACTATAATCCTCAACAATGTGAATATTTACGATGTGCCGAATCTTCAGGATTCATCATAAGCGGTGACGGATATATAAATACAACAGGACTAGGCTCATTTGAGCTTCGGCAAAAATGGTCAATATATGCTAACTGTCTTGGTGTTGTAGGGGCGATTAGTTTTACCGATGATGGAGCATATCAACCTGATATAGATTCAGAATTTGTTCCTCTTCCATTTTCCAGAGCTTGCCCGAGGCTGTTGGTCGAAGGCCAGCCAGAATTTTTTAGTGAAGATGGCGAGCCAATTATCTTAACCCCTTCACCTTCACCTTTCCAAGACTGTGGCCCTTTAATCGACTTTACGGTATGTGATGCTTTTACCGGATCTTTCTACTGTGACCAGGAAGAGGTGTGGTCTCTAGAGATCGGCATTTTGCCAGAAAATTCTACTTTAACAATTGATGGAGAGTCTGGACGCATAACTCTAGCTAGGCCAGGCAAGATCCCTGAAGCTGCTAACCGCTACATAAGTGGTGGTTGTAGTCAGCCATACAGAGATTTTGTAGCAGAGCCTTGTAAGACGTATTTCATACAAGTAGAAATAGATTGTGAAAACTCTGCGCCTGACCTCAATTACCAAATCAAGTTCGCCAAAAGATCAAGTTCTTCTGGTGGGCTAACGCTCGGCAACAGCGGTGGCGGTTTTTAATGGCTGGAATACAATTAGCGCCTTCGTTTGGGCCAAGTCAAAAGTCAATTGAAGCCAAGCTGACTGACGGATCTGATCTTCAAGTCAGAGTTACAACTCAAGGTGGCCTTTCTGAAATCGCCAGACTGTACCCAACTGCTGGAAATTTTAATCGGTTGATTGATGGAACATCTACAGCCACAGTGACTATGATATTAGACTGGGGTAGCGCAAATAACGTAGCTGGCCAGGAAGCCAAGAAGATTCAGGAGTGCGAAAATCTTGATGACATATCTATTGGCAAGCAAGAGCTAGAGTTTAGGTTCGGAGATTATGTATTTTGGGCTGGGCCTATACAATACATTTCTTGGTCTGATGGACTAATGACCATAGAGGCTGAAGATAATACATCTTGGTGGGCTTCGAGAGTTCTTCCCAGGATCAATATTCGTACAGCTCAGGATCTTACTGACATTGTTAGACTGTATCATCTAAGCGCAATGGAACTCAATCAAGTAAATGGTTTTCAAATCGTCACTTCTGAAACAGGCCAGTACGCAGAGACGGTAGTCGAAGCTGATGACAAGCGCACGGCGTCAGATGCGATTGATGAAATAGCTGATTTCGGAATTGACTATACCGCAGTCGGTCGCAAAGTAATAATCGGCCCGCCATCATCTTTTCCTACTTTGCAATATGAATTCACAGACAGGGACTTCAGCTCGGCTTTAAAGATAGAAATGCTCGGCCCCCGTCAAGGGTTTGCCACTAGAATTATAGCATTTGGGGAATCTGGGGACCCGGTAACGGTTCAGGCTGATGAAGCGACTATATCGAATTATGGAGTAATCGAAAGAGTCGTTGAGTTTCTGCAGCTAACAAACAAAAAAGATCTTACCCTGGCCGCTCAGGCTTATTTAAAAACATTCTCTGATCCTTTTTACATATCTTCAGAAAGCGGCGCCGTGTTAAGGCCGGGAACGCCAATAGATGTTGCGTCACTTGTTGCTGGCGTTAAAGTGTATGTCGATGTTTCGGCTTCCTGCAGAGAGTTCAGAGGGATACTGAGAATAAGGGAAATTAATTACGATATAGCAGCAGGCGCATTCACTCTATCTCTAGAGCCTACTTCGGCTGCGTTTGGAGATACAGAATTAACAGAGGTGGTGCAATAATGAGAAGAACAATTCACTCCGATCCGCGCAGAGAGATCAGGAGAAACCATAGGCAAACTAGGTCCATACTGCCTTCAAATTTTCAATTTACTTTAGAAGAAAAGGGTCAAGACGTTGAGGTATTGAGAACCTCAGACGGCCAGCGTCGTCAAATGGTAGAGGTCGAAGATTATTCTACTGTAAAATCAGATATTGCTAGTGAGCGACAGAGGGCTGATGACCTTCAGCAGCAAAATATCGAGCTTAGAGAATCGTTGCTGGAGCTAACCGAAGTCGTGCAGGACATTCTCGATCAGATATAATTGTTTGTCAGTAAAGTTAAATTTGTGGTATACTAGTTATCTAGCCGGAGGGCTTTTCATGTCAGAAAAAACGTTAAGAATTATTGGACTTGTTGATATAAATGATATCACGCGCAATGGAATATACGATATTCCAGAGAATAAAGCTCGTGGTCTAATATCTTCTGGATATGCGGCACCATATCGTGATAAGCCGCCAGCCCCATCGACCGAGACGCTCAACAACAATCGCAAGAATCGCAAACCGGCACCCAAACCAAAGGGCAAGGCAAAGATAAGGCCTGAAGTAAAGCCTGAAGTAAAACCTGAAGTAAAGCCTGAAGTAAAGCCTGAATCCAAAAATGATAATAATAATGATGATAATAATGATGATAATGAAGATGATCTAGGCCTAAAGGCTAAAGAAGCTGCCGAGGTGGCTGAAGTAGTAGTTGACTCAAAGACTGAAGGAACGGACAGCAATCCGCAGCAAGATTCTTTGCTGGCAGGCAATGAGTAGATGAAAAGAAAAAAAGCGGCGCAATCTAAGCCTCGCCAAGCCAGTGAGTTCGCAGGCAAGGAACAATATCAATTCAGCCAAAACGCGCAGGCTCAAAACCAGAGTTTCTAAAACTAGTTATAAAAGAAGGTAAATAAAATGGGTTGAGGTGACAACAATAGCAAACGCAACCTTGTCGGTCGCGTGCCTGCGAGTTCGCAGGTTACAAGAAATAACCCCGCTCATAAAGCAGCCAGTAGGGTGCCCACTAGCTCTGATCTAGGAACGTCTACGCCAGGTGACATTTTTTTTGTGCTTGAAGACGAAAGAGCTACTGAGTACGAAAGATGGCCAGAAGCTGATAAAGATCTAGCTCTTAAAGCGCTGCAGGATGTAAACAGAAATAGACATCGTCTTAATGAACTACATCCCGGTGTTGTTTTCAGATTGAAGAAGATTAGATTTTCTAATTAAGCAAGCACAAATCTAAAGACCTAGTTGCCTCATTCCGCTGGAAGCAATTGGGTCTTTAGTATTTTTATCCATAAATTTTATTTTGCCCTTGCGCTGCAATAATGTTTGTGCTATAGTAATTACTTAACAAGTAGTAGTAAATAGAAAGTTAGATAATTATGGCACGTAAGATTGTACAAGCTCAAAGAGATAATCTCAAAGCCCGTATTGCAATTAGCGCACCTTCGGGTTCGGGTAAGACCTCACAAGCTCTCTGGCTAGCTGAAGAGTTGGCTGATGACGGCAGGATCTTGGTGATCGATACTGAGCGCGGATCTGCCAAGCTTTACTCAAAGCCACCAGGCTCCGATGGCGAAGGAACTGTTTTCCAACATATGGATTTCCAGCCTCCTTATGCTCCACTTGATCTGGCTGACGAAATCGACACAAACGGTGGCGCTTACGACGTAATTATCGTTGACTCGCTTAGCCACTTCTGGAACGGCCCCGGTGGCATTCTAGAAATTGCTGATCGTGCGTCAAACAAAATTCAGGGTTGGCGCACAGCCACTCCGATGCAGGACAGAATGATTTCTTCTATCCTCAATGCTCCGTGTCATATTATTTGCACGACTCGTGCCAAGGTCGACACTCAACTAGAGAAAGACAATAAGGGCCGACTTCAGGTTCGCACGTTCGGCCTCAAAGCTGTTCAGCGTGAAGACGTAATTTACGAATTTACTATTGTTCTTGAAGTAGAGAAGGACTCTCATGCATCATCGGTCTCTAAGACCAGAATGCGTGAAATTGACGGCCACACCTTCCAGACACCTGGCGACGTGCGCGCCCTTGGTCGCAAGGTAAAGGCATGGCTTAACGTAGACAACTCTGAGGCGATTGCCGCCCAGCAGTCAATGGCTGATGCCACCAATGAAGCTATGGAGAACGCAGCTCAGGCCGCAGGTGACCTTACCGAAGAAGATGCCGCCGCTGACATTATTAGCGAAGATCAGTTCAAGTCTATTGTGGAGATCTTCCAGCAGATTCCAGAGGGGCCAAGCCTTACCGCCGCAAAGAATCAATTTAAAAATGCTTACCCGCATCTTGACAAGATTAGTGCGGGGCGCTATAATAGCGCTGTTGAAGAGGCCAACTCTATTGTCAACAAGGCACTAGCTGAATTAGCAGCTTAATTCTCGGCCACAAGGCCGTCCGACCCCTTTCAAGGGGTTCGCTACAAATTCTTTCAGCTACACCCAGTGTAGCGGTTAGACAAACAACAAACAACTAACACTTAGAAATAAAAAGGTAAAAAATGATTAATCAATTTATGGTATCGGGAAATCTTACTCGTGACCCAGAGGTCAAGACCGCTGGCAACTCTGAGTACGTTCTTCTTGGGATCGCCAACAATCGACGCTGGCCAAAGCGCGATAACAGTAATAACATTATTGATGGCGAGTACAACGAAGAGGTTTCCTACTTTGATGTCAAGGTTTGGAAGAAGGCTCTTGTCACCAAGATTCCTCATGATCTTAGCCAAGGTGATGGCGTAGTTGTCACCGGGCGCATCGATCACGAGCGCTGGGAAGACAGAGACACCGGTGATAAGCGCAGTAAGCACCTTATCGTCGTGAGCAATCCAAACCAAGATGTTGTTCGCACTCAGCGATTCTCTTCTTACGAAGAAATCAACGGTGGCTCCAACTCTGGCGGCGGAAACTCCAATAGAGGAAACTCTGGCAACCAGAGCAATCCTTTGGACTCCGGCTCTCAGGGCGGACCTGACTGGTAGTCAAACACTTAGTCACTTTAGGTAGTTAATTCTCAGAGCGCAGGGGCAACCTTGCGCTCTGAGTGCGTTTTCTGCTATAATTTTATGTGAGCAAAGACCCTCTAAAAGTACTCGATACAGTTGTTGGCTTAGATCCATCTATGACCGGCACCGGCCTGGCAACAAGGCGTGGGCTTTATACATTTAAGACTAAGCCCAAAGACGGCGATGCGATTGATCGTGGGCTTAGCGTCGCTAGATTAGTTTGCAAAAACATACCGAGTGATACCACAATTATATTTATAGAAAAACCAATCGTGTATGGTCGGGGGTCTTCAGCGCACCTTCATCAATTTGTGGGTGCGCTACGGGCAGGCATTAAGCTCTGGAATCCGGCTAGCTGCGAAATGGTGGAGGTATCGCCAAGCACCATAAAGAAAGAAGCGACAGGGTCTGGTAGGGCCTCTAAGGAAGATATGCTTGAGGCGTGTAGAGACATTGGCCTTGAGGTTGAAAATGACAACGAAGCCGACGCTTATTGGCTGGCTCGACATGTCGAATACCATGACCTCGAATGAAATTAAAGCCCTTGACCGCTAAGTCAATCTGTGGTATGTTTTGTATGTGATTTTGAATAACCATTTACTTTTTGAAAGTGCTCCGCCTTCGGAGAAGCCTTCCGCAGCCGAAAGAGCTGTTATAAATAAACTGACCCATAATAGAGGTAAGTGGTTTATTGTGGGGCTGAGTTCAAAAAATGATTTTGAGTTATCTTATCTTAACAACGTCTCTGGAGTTTTGTTTGAAATTGGCGTCAGGGACATTTCCAATTTGCCCCAAGAATTGCATGTGTTTGCTCAGGACATCTGTGGCACTCGTCCATTTGATAATTCTACCCTCTTTGTGATGTGGGCGTGTCGGACAAAGAGTGCGAAGCGCACAAATCGCAACAGCCCATCTGGCGGTAATAAGTATCCAAAGATAGTTGCTGATTTCTCACGTCGTTTAGAAAGAGAAGTCCAACAAGTTGATCCTGGCCGGAATGATAAAAACATAAACCGAACAGACCTTTGGCTGAAAAGCATTTCAGACATAATGGATCGGCCCGATGTGTCAGATGCATCTTTGGAAAACACATTCGATTACATATTTGGTTCGACAGAAAAAAACATCGCCGCTGACAGTTTTTGGTCAGGGGTTATCAAAGACGCTCCAGGGCTTTATAGAAATTATCAAAAAATCCTTAGCTCTAAGACAACAGCAGAGAGAGTGAAACAAGGTCGAGAAGCAAGAAAAATGGCCAACTCATCAAGACCAAAAATAGACAGGAGTAAACTTTGAGCTTAACTGGTATTTCAAATTTGAGCAAAGAAGCAATTAGGACTCGTATTCATGACGAGTTGGTTGCATATTTTAAGGGCAGCTACACGGTCGAAGAGTGGGCCGTCTGGAAAGACTTCTTAGATAAATCAGATGCTAAGGTTCTTACTGAGGCTGTGGAAAAATTTATCCAGCAGGCTCCGGCTAGCAGTTGGGTGCCGACACTCAAAGAAATAAGTGCAGCTGTTAACTCAATTTATAACAACAGGGCCATAAAAGAGGCTGAAAGATCGGCAACTGCGTGCAATGAATGCGGCGGAACTACCTGGAATAAGGTCAGCAAAAACCTAGCCTTCCCATGCAGCCAGTGTTTGCCTGAAGCCTTTAATCGCTGGATGGACAATCGTTATGAGCCGTTTGGTTTTTTACTAGATGATTCTGAATTGACAGGCCCAGCTCCTGACGCAAACTACCAGCCGCCAATACCGCCAAAAACAAGCGGTGGCACTACTGTATCTGGCGAAAGAGCTAGACAGTACGAAGACTTTATCAAAAACGGCAACGGCCATGAAACCATAGCCGAATATGAACTAGAAAGATTGGAAGCGCTGCAAAATGAGCAATAGTGATACCCTTGGAGTTGAGCTAACCCCGACCGAACATAAAGATGAAACCTACATTCCTCAAAATGCGTACGCGGAGCGACTTACGCCGCAGCAAAGGGCCAAGAAGTCAGCGCTAGCCGCAAAAACAAAGCGCTGGATGTTAAAGCGAGAAGGCCAGGAAATAATTGAAGATCATCGCACGCCTCAAGAAATGGCGCTAGATAACCTTTCTGAAATTTGCGAAAATAATGAGTGGGTTTACAGTTTCGACAAAGAGTCTCTATCTTTGTTGGTTCGCAAAGATAGACTAGCGTTTAGCGCAAATCTTGAGCCGGGAGGCTCTGGCGTGGAAGAATGTTTCTTTATGCGACAGTGTGCTTCTTTGGAATCTTTATTTATGGCAATAGACCAAAGCTTTGATTTTCAAAGACCTGATTTAGAACAAGCTGCAGAAGCTATTTCAGAAGACGAGATCGAAGATCAGTACGAACAGGTTATAGAGAGATCTGTGCTGGGTTTGTGGGACATTCAAGGCGATTCTAAAGATCCAGACAAACTAATGCTGGGCAAAGGGCAAGAACTAATCACAGTAAAGTGGAATGATGAAGGCGTACTAAAGGCTTCCATTGGATACCGGATATCCAGCCTAATGACCCTCTTTAAATTAGTTCAAGAGTATGGCCCCAACGGCGACAAATCTCATATAAATTAAATTTTACAAACATAAGGATAATAAATAATGAAATTGCTAGAACAGCTAACTCAAGAAAATGATGACTTGGCAACTGACCGGAGTCGATTCACTGACGGCCAGCCAGTATTTTTGGTTAGCAGAACCGAGATGGATCAAGAAGGCGTGGGCGCTTACCTTGACCATATTGGGGCGCACGAGTACAAAGAGGTTTTGGGCGAACGCCAGGCCGATGAGCTGCTTTCTGATGGCGCTGAGCTTGTGATGATCGGAGGCAAGCTATGTTACAAGTCTTTTGAGCCTGGGCTTAACCCAAATGTGTCCAAGGTGCGAGATGATCCAGGACAGTACTTGGGTAACATCATTGCCTCGGGTCACGGCTCGGTTACCGAGCACGTAAACTACGGGTTTATTTTTGCTGATGTTTCAAGAGTCTTTACCCACGAGCTTGTTCGACATCGCCACGAAGCCATAAGCCAGGAGTCGATGCGTTATGTTCGTCTTGAAGAGCTAAGGGTTTGGCTTCCGGCGCTTCTTGAGCCGGTATCAGAAGAGGCTAGTGTTTTGCTAAAGCTAATGGAAGATTTTCAGATTATCTGTGGCGAGCGTTTGTTTGATGAAGATATGGATTTCGCCGACAAGAAGCTAATAACTTCTGCAATGCGTAGATTTGCCCCAATTGGCATTTCCACTTCAATGATGTGGACGGCCAATATTCGTTCCTTGCGCCACATCATTGAGATGCGAACATCGCCTCATGCCGAGATTGAAATTCGCAATGTTTTTCGTGAAGTTGGTAGTATTATGAAAACCGAAGAGCCTGAGCTGTTTCAAGATTTTAAACTTGTCCAAACTGATGATGATCCAGATGGCGCCTGGGTTTCAAAGCATGCCAAGATCTAATCTTGTAAAATTCTAACATATGTAGTTAGTTTTTAATATCTAAAAAACGGAGGCCAAGGCCAACCCTGAGACTAGATGGCGGGACACATTTCCCGTCATTTAGTCTTTTTTGCGTGTTTTGCCTTACTTTTGCTGTACTTAGACACTTAAACCGTTCACTTTTTGGCTACCAGTAAACATATGTGATATAATGTTTGTATGACTAAAGTTGTTGTTGAAACCGCAGAAAATGAAACGGTTTATGCTCTTAAGAAGAGAAAAAACCAGCTTCCACGAAAAAACTATCCTCACGACAAAGACATCAAAGACAGCGGCTATGTAGTTCCGCCCGAGCTAAAGGCCCACAAGGCCCTCAGGACCGGCACAAGCGATCCTAGGCTATCTGGGGACTTCGCCCCGTTTGATTTCCGCACAAGCCCTGCCACAGGCCCGTTTGCGGCCAAAAATCGGATTCTGTCTGGAAGACTGGTTCGAGCCAGAATGTCGGGCATGAGCTATAACACAATAGCTCAAAATTTTGGCATTCATCCTAATCACGCTAGGCGCTTAGTGGAAACGGCTTTAAGGGAAATTTATCCTCAAGAAGACGCTGAATCTCTGCGAGCGATGTCCAATGCCCAGTATGATAAGATTATCGAGTCTTGGTACGATCCGGCCACACAACAGCTAGATGAGCGAGCAGCTAAAATACTTCTTAGCGCCCTGGCTGAAAAGCGCAAGCTCAATGGAGTTGATGAAGTCCAAACCAAGAAGACCGAAACAGTATCTACTGTAAAGGTAGATCTTGGTGAGGCGGCTAATGAGATTCTGGAGCGATATGGAAGTTCTGGAAATATCATAGACGCAGAAATTATCAAAGAGGACGCTCCGCCGCCACCAGACTTAGAAGTTGAGTACAACCCAGCTTTGCTTGAACTTTTGCAAAGGAATAGAGAAGATAATAATATTCAAGAAGAAGGATCTGATCCGGTCCTTATTGACTATGATTTCTTGAACGAGAATGGTCTTTCCATAGATCCAGATATAGAATCAGAATAGTAAATGTCTGACTTAACTGAATTTATAGATGTCCCAATAGCTGATTTGCACAAAGCTTTTGCTCACATACCTTCTGAAGAAAGAAAAATTCTTCTAGCCGGTATAGCCAAACTCAAGGCTTCAAGATCACCATTGGATTTTATGGAAGTATCTTCGGGCGGCACTTTATCAAGAGCGCCTCACCTTGAAATATTAAATCAAACATTAGTTCAGTCAACTAAAGAGCCGTTGTTTGTTATAATGTCTCTTCCAGTAAGAATGGGAAAGTCGTTCCTCTCTTCTAATTATTTTCCAGCTTGGTATATGTCGCAATTTCCCCATGAAAAAATGATGATTGCTTCATACAACAAGGACACCTCAACTTCTTTTACGTCCAAGGCTAGGGATATATATGTAGAAAACCAAGATTTGTTTGACCACAAAATAGATCGGACCAGAAACGCTAAAGCATTGTGGGGCGTGGAAGGTTTTCCAGATGGATTGGTTAGGGCCTCTGGAGTAGGTTCCTCCATTATTGGCCACGGTGGTAAAATAATCATTTGTGACGATATGTACAAAGACTCAGAGCAGGCCTTTTCTAAAAACTACAATGATAAAATCAGAGAATGGTGGACTCAGTCAATGCGCCACCGTCTTGAACCGGGCGGTTCGATTATTTTGGTTCTGGCTCGTTGGGCAACTGATGATTTGGCTGGTTGGCTAATTGACTCGGCTAAAGAAAATACCGACAAGACTACTTTCGTTGAAATAAAAGTTCCCGCTCTTTCTACTGGAGCATGCGAATTTACGGGACGTAAGCACGCAGGTA